AATTGGCATCGGTCTTTTACTGGAAATCCATTCTTATAATGTCTTCCCTGAGTAATAACTTTACAAACAGTATTTGGATATTGTGATGAGTTCACACGATTCATAGTGACTTGTGCTACTGCTAATTTTCCAGCTGTGGATTCCATAGCTGCTTCAAAATATATATTTTTTGACATACACTCTAATTCTTCTGAATTCACCATTTGTACAACTGTAGTCTTTCCATTTGTAGTCATTTGTAATGGAGACATTATTGTTGCCTGTTTGTCAGTAATTGGTGGAACCCAAATTTTAGTTGTGGAGCCTGAATTTAACGTAGCAGACCACAACGTAATCAGCCCTACTAGGGCAATGAATATTTTCATATTCCTCTTTAGATAGTGTTGAGTTAAGTATGATAGCCACTTACTTAAACTTAAATAGGAGAGTTTCGGCCACGGCGGGGAGCTCTGGCGATGTTGCCAGTTTCCCATAATTTGGGGGAGTATAAGGAGTAATCAAAATCAGAGTACCATTTAATTCCATCTAGTGTAGTGGAAAATTTTGACATGGTACTATTCCAATCCATAGTAAATTGAAAATTTTCTTCCTTAGCAAGAACAACCGAAACTTGTATCGGTACTCCGCCCTTCATTTCCAATTGCCGTAGTTCAGCTTCTACAGTTGTTTCAACATTGTCTGTAGTAACTTTGGTTAAATTGACTATTCTCTCTTCTAAACTTTTTATCATGGTAATAAATTAGGAAAAGTTTCTTTTACTAAGTTAAAAGTTAATCCTCTGCATTTTAGTTTTTTATCCTTCACTTGCAGAAGAAGTTCTACTTCAGAAGGATGTATACCTTCTAAAATATCTGTAAATGCTTTTTCTCTTTTCATAGTAGTCAAATTTTTGGGAGATTGACCTTCAACAAACAAATACAACTTTCTAATATGAAAATGTAGATAAGTTGGATTTGGCTCGTCTGTGTCTCCTTGAAATTTGACTATGGGGGGTGCCCCCGGCGGTAAGAGAAACTTTATATTTGGATCGAATGCTGCTTTTAAAATCTGTTGAAGTGCAAAACAATCATATTTTAATAATAGTTCTTTCTTTTGTTTTTTAGTGGGTGCTGCTGCAATCTCACCAAAAATTCTCGGTAAACTAGTTGTCATAATTAAAACTCGTCAATTACTTCCATAAGGTTTTTCAATCTTTTATCAACAAAGTAATTCAAGAGCTGACTTCTATTACCAGCTTCTTGATTATTATATTGATTAACTATATTTATACGAATTGAATTTGGAGTTTCATCCAAATCAACCATTGTCTTGTTTCTATGGTAGTTTCTGAGCATAGCCTCATTACAAAATTCTTCTGGTTTTTGACCTCTCCAGAGTTCCATTTTCTTCTTGGTTACAGGAGTTTGACGTTTTCCTTCAGTAATAAGAGTATCATCCGAGGAAAGGATGTTAGGAACACCATCACCAGTATCGCCTCTAATAGTCTTATCATATAAAGATTCTGCAGCATCACCCACTATAAACTTTTTCTGAAGTGGTGACCATTGTTTAACTTCTTTGTGCTTTTGCAACTGAATAAAGTCTTTATCACTAGACAGTATTAGAGTAGGTGGAAGATTGTCATCTTCTGCCAACGTGTTAATGAGAACACCAATAATGTCATCAGCCTCCGCAGTATCTACGTGCATGACCTTATATGGAAAGTATTTAGTCAAATCTTCTCTCATTTCGTGTAATAGTTCAAAGAGAGTTTTCCAATCCGTAGGATCATTCTCTCTGTTCTTTCTACGATTTGCTTTGTATTCTGGAAATACTTTCTTTCTCCAGTTGTCTTTACCATCACAACAAATAATCATTTCTCCATAATCTTTCACAAATTGATTACGAAATATTCTGATCGAATTAAGTATTGTATGTCTTAAAAGGTCTTCTTCTACCACTGGCTTACCTCTGCCCATGGCCATGAAAGAACCAATCACTGTTTGACTATAATCAAGTAATATCATCTTTACCCATTTCTATTCTCAGTTTAATGGATTCAAGAAATTGATTCCATTGATTCATTCGCATATCCCAATTATAAAAAGTATCAAAATATGTCTTCTGTAAACTCAACAAAATCTCTGTCTCATCTTTCCTGTACGACTCAATAGCCTTTCCAAGAATATGTGAATGAACTGCAATATGTCTCTCAGGTGCAGGTTCATATCCATACATCCAAGCAAAGTTTGAGCAAGTCTCTGGAAGGGCACCAAGATTAGGACATACCACCATACACTTTGCACTCATGGCTTCAATTGCTGAAATACAAGCGGTTTCCATATAAACCGATGGATATGCCATAATATGATTTTTGGTAAGTTCTTCTCTAATCTGGTCATTAGATACTGTACCATGATAATTAACACCATCCATATCTTGAGCCTGTTTATATACATGGCGATATTGTTCATCCATGTGAGGCCGGTCATATATCTTAAAACTAGAAAAGATATTCAGTTCTGCTGATTGAACTTCTTCAGATTTATTGTGTTCTTTGAGATGTCTCCAAGCACCAAGTAAAACTTCCAATCCACGATGAGGTGTACTCATATAGACACAAGAAATTTTGTCTTTGGGTTTTTCATGTTCTGGAATGGGTTCTATGGCGTGTTGAATAACAACACCATGATCATAAGGAAGACCAAGATAAACTCCATACTGATACTGTTGCCAATTACTGACAAATATTACTTTTTCAAAGTCTAACATATTCTTATGTTCTTTAAGAAATGCGACTTCTGGATCTTGGGCAAGATCATGAGCCCAAAACAATCTTGGTTTATCTTCTAATTTCCTTTTACGAGAAGCGACCCATTGAAAATAATCCCTTAGCTCTGGGTCAATACGAGAAAATAACCACTTCTGCATAAGTTCAGTACCACCTGCTGCTTTAGGGGTTTCTTCTGGAGCAAAATCACTTTCACCGAAATCAATTTTTAATGTCATAATATCCTTTATTTAATTTAATAAAATATCCTTTGTATCTATACCTTCAATCTTACCTTCATGAACAAAACTGGTAATAGGAATTGGAGTAACAACTTTATCTTCTCCTTTTTTGAAAAGAGAAAATTGCCCAACAACCTCTGCTGCATCATTATGATTTAAATCATACACAAAAGAAGTATTATCGTCAGAACTCAAAATTAATTTGGCTTCTCGGATTGCCGGTTTATCAATACCTTCTCCACCTTTTGCTTCAGTTAGTCCTTGATCAAATCTTGCAATAATTGCGATAAGTCTTGTTAATAATTCGTTTGTCATAAGTTCCTAAAAAGTTCAGTGATGATTAGACACTTTGGTTATCAGTTTTCATAGTATGAGATTGCACTGGTTAATCTAGCCGAAGGAGCTAGGGAGAGAAAGCGTGCAACTACGATTTCCCTAATCATCACTTTAATCGTTAATTATATTATACCATATAATTATTTATCTGTCAAGAGATTAATTATAATGATGAGTCAAATTGCTTATCAGTTATAGCGACCGTTCCAGATTTCTTAGGAACATAATTTGAAGAATCTCTCTCTAAACCAAACTCTGATTCATCCATATCTCTTGTCCAGACTACGTTAATATCTGGATAATATACCCCAGCGTCACGCTTAGGAGTACCGTCAGGATAAAAAGACATCGCCACACAACGTGGTATAACCCTCTGGTTTTCATCTTGCCCTGAGAAGTAACTAATCCAATCACCAGTTTTTAAATAATTTTCAAGTTCTCTAATATATACCTTCTTGTGGTCGGCAGCATTAGATGCTTTCTGTGATTCTTGTGAAGTAGCTGCTCTACTCCGAGCGGTTTTATTATATTCTGAAACCAAATCTTTTGAGTGTTTAATCCACTCTTTGACGTTCTTGAAAGAATACTTATCATCATCTGGAAGATCCAGAACAGACTTTGCTATATTCTTATAATCTGCAGGTTTCTTCTTAGCTCTCATTGCAGCAAGCCGGTCACGCATCTTCTGTCTCGCTTCTTCAGTAAGTTCTCGTTTCTTCTTTACAGGTGCAATCTTTTTGCGTGGTATTACTGTCTTTTTTTTAGCCATCATATTATCTCATAAAGGGTGTATTTCCAAGTTATCTCTTCGTTCGGCTCTATATCTCTTATAGCACCTATCCAAGAATTATTATTTTCTAATTTTACTTTGAAACAGTTTGGTGTGTCTGAATGATTTCCAAACCCACCAAGTGGTGTGCGTGTAATACCTTCGGGATGCTTGTCATTAGTATAATGAACTATACCAATGTAAGTTCCGGCGAGTATTCGTTTAGTAGCAAAAAGACCAAACCCATCAATGGGCGAGTTTCTTATTGACACATAATCTGGTAATGGTCTATACATTTATTTTGTAGTTGGAGTTGGTAGCGATACGTTCAATGGAAATTTAGAATTATCATTTCCTCTCAAGTCTGATAGCTTATTACAAGTTATCCATACAAGACCGTGTTCATCATTATTATATAATCTCACATAATAATCTTTGGGGAAGGCTTCATCTATTTGTCTGTAGAGTAGAGGGTGTTTTTCGTAAAACTCCCAGCACAATTCTTTACTCTTGAAGTGTTGGTCTATTTGTGCATTCAACGAAAATGTAAAAAGAATTATTGATGCCCACATTTATTCCTTTTCAGCATCATCTACTATTTTATCTAATACATCACCCATAGTAACTTCTTCTCTCAAAAAACTATTTTTTTGATGAACCATAGTCTCAAAAACTCTCCACAATTTTTTCATTCTTGTTTCGTGCAATTCACTCAGACCAATTAGAACATTTGAAATTTCATCTTGTGTCATTGGGCCATCTGGATCATCATAAAGTCTTTCTGTTATAGCATTCAAGTCATCTTTTGTGTGCCATACATTCTGAATTTCTTCTTCTAAATTAAATCTATCGTATTTCATAATCTCCTATTGTTTCTATAAAAAAAAGAAAGAACCATGAGCTCGTCCTTAGCCTTCGATACCTAGAACATTGGGTCTGCGAACTTCTCACGAATCGTCATCACCGCTCTAGTATATGCAATTGAATATCATCCTGAAATGACAGGGACTTAATTGCAACTCACCCACATAACATTCTTACTTCAGAATCACTCAAGGAGTTCGTTACCTCTAGAGTCCGTTCACGAAACTTTCTCTAATTCTGACCAACCTACCAACGACTCGGAATGCTTAGGTTCTAAATTCTTAGGAACTCATTAGTTCCATTTTTCTTGTTTCTAACTCAGTCACAATTTTACGAACTGTAACAAGTTCTCTATTGACCC